CACTCCCTGCTCCGCAGGTATTATATGTAGTAAGGAGCGGCGGCCTGATCTGGGGAGGGTGGGGGGTCGGTATTTGGCAAAAAGTGACTGCAATTCTGCAAATGTGCCGTTAACCCTGCAATAATTAACATAATCTATATTATGCGAAAACAATCTGCCCCTCGTGCGCGTAGCTAGGCCACGCAGGATGTTTACTAGTACGCTAATGCACAACCTGCTCATCATCATCATTCGCACTGATAGCAGTGTCACCCCCTGCCCATGATATAGTAAATGTCTGGGCTTGCGGTGCGTCCTCTTTTTTGTCTCTTATTCCGAATGGTTGGTTTCTTGCTGTTGTCCACTTAAGCGTATCTATTTCTAAACGGCGTCTTTGTACTTCAGCATTGAGCAACCTTGGGTCACCATCATTTGGTAACGGTTCCATTGCTAAACCGTTTATTCTATCGGCGTAGTATTCAGCTTGCAAAATGCGTCCTTTTCGGTACAGCTCCCAAAGTTCTTCACTTGCAGCTACTGCCCTTGTAACTGAACGATAGCTAGGAAATGATTTGTCTTTAGATATATCAACGAGGGTTTCACCTTGCGCTAGTCTATCAACAATCTTTTCCATTACTTTTGTTGTTACCGTTTTACTCATACTTAGCCTTTAAAAAATGCCCCCATTTAAGGGGGCCAGTTAAGACGGATTACTTTGAGCAGTAATCGGGGCCGAGGTCTGACCCTGAACCCATAGTAAACCATAACAATTTATAACACAATATAACTTTTTAAAAATACCTATTGACACAATATGTCAAATATGCAGAATGGGGTTATAACAAAAAACGAGGTCACAATGATTAGATTAGCACTACCCGAGGACAGCAAGCTTGATCCTAAATATGGCAACCGTCCACACTGTGGGATAACAGCTTGCGCGATTGTTTCTGGTAAGTCTCACAGACATGTTAAAAACATTGTTCAACTTTGCGGCAAGTATGGCAAAGGTTGGAAAGGTGGAATGCACACTGGCACGTTTTACACAACGCTTAACGAGCTTGGCATTCAATACGAAGTTAAAAGACAAAGCAATAATGCTTTAGAAGCTAGTAGAAGCATTAAAAGATTTGTTGATGAATTTTCTAGCAAACAACCTACAAAAACTTTTTTAGTTTTGACTGGTTCACATGCCCAAGTTGTACAGGGCAGAAAAGTTGCGGATCAAGGCGGCGTCTTTGACGTTTCCGATTATCGCGGCAAGCGATACCGCACAAGCGTAATCTTTGAAATTATTACCCCAGTGGCAAACCTAGACGCACAGTTGCTAGGCTTACCACTATTCGATTTAATCAACTAAGAGAGGTCTAACAAATGAGAGTTTACATTGCTTGCCTAGCAGCATACAACAGCGGAACACTTCACGGAGAATGGATTGAGCCAAGTTCAGACGTTGAAGAGTTAAGCGAACAAATAAAAACAATCTTGAAAAAGTCACCCGCACCAGATGCTGAGGAGTGGGCTTTTCACGATTATGACGATTTCCCAAACATGGGAGAATATCCAAACCTCGAAGACGTTTGTAAGTGGATGGAGTTAGCCGAAGAATATTCAGAACACAAAGAATATTTAAACGCAATTTATGACAACTTTAAAAACATCGATGACACAGAAAGCACATTAGAAAATGGCTTTAGCGGTTACGAAAGTTTTGAACAGTACACAAACGAAAGAGCGGACGAAGAGCTTGCAGCAAAAAAACTGGATAGAACTTTTCTGTCTCAATATTTTGATTATGAAAAATACAACCGCGACATGATGTATAGCTATGACGTTTACGACCACCCAAGCAAGCCAGAGGTTTTTATAGCTCCTAACCATTAAACAAGAAGGATTAAAACAATGAAATTATTTTTAGAAATTTTAGGTGCAATAAGTATCTTTGCAATCCCTTTTGGTTTGCTTGTTATTCAATACGGTTTTGGAGGTTAAGACATGAACAAAACTAAATATATAATTGTTACCGATACTTTATGCGGCCCTAGCTATGAATGGACAACGGACGAAAACGGCAAAGAAGCTATTTACACGTATGACAGCATAGAAGAGGCCGAGAAAGAGCTGACAGATGATCTAAAGGAGATCAACAAAGACAGAGATCCCGAGGATTATCACGACAGAGAAGAGTATTCTATTGAGGAATACACTGGAACAGAAACAGAGGACGGAAGGGGTCAATAAATGGATTTAACTTGTGAATATTGCGGTTCCAAAACCGATAAGCTGTATGCTTCAGATCATCCCCAAACATTTAAAGTTATTCGCGTTTGTGAGGATTGCGAATGGGGTGAGGTCAACGGAGCATATTATAAAACTCAATCAAAATTAAATGCAGATTAAGGAGGTCAAATAATGCCTAGAGTTAAAGCAAAAGCAGAAATGATTTCGTTTTTAGAATGGGAAGGTGATGTGCCTGACGACATTCCAGAAAATGAGATTTGGTCTTGGGTCAAACACAATGTCGATGGTGGCGATTTCACCGATACTGGATGCGGTGATTGGGTTTCAAATACGGAAGTAGAGATATTAGAGGAGGAAGAATAACATGCCAAAGAAAAAAAATTACATGCCAAAAGATATAAGCAAATTTGCTCATGCTATATCTGGATTAACTGAAGTTATAGGCGAAAGCTTTACAACCTCAAGCAATGATGGCCGCATGGTTTCATGGTGCGATGGTAGCGACGGTTATTTTTTAACGCTTATTTTAGATGATAATGGCAAGGTTCATGCAACGGTAATGGATCACGTTGAAGCGATTAAAACTTATTCTGCAATAGGGTATTTGAGATACCACAGAATAAACTTTGAAGCGTTTTGGGAGCCAGAAGGAGTTTATCTTGATAGTTGACGTTAGAAGCCCTGTATCGGGTTACATCACAATAAACGGTTTCACTGTGTACATTGAGGTTAGTGAAGCCACAGAAAACAAACCATATATAAGTTATTGGAAAGACGGAGAACAAGATGACCAAATTAATCACATCACGTAAAAGCTACACATGCCACGACTGCAAAGGCAAAATAAACAAGGGCGATAAATACAAGAAAACTAGTAAATCTATTGGTAGCCCTAACAAGTGGAGCGCAGCAGGTGACGGAGCAGGTTTTATACAACATGGTTTCAGATACACCGTAGCCTTATGTCAGAACTGCTCATAGAGCCAATGAGAAGCCCCCTGCGGTGGGCTTTTCGCTTTTTATGTACCCTTACCCCCATGAGCAACCTTTAGCCATTCCTCGAGCTTGTGAGCGAGTGCAACCCTTTCCATTGTGTCGAGCGTTGCAAACTGTTTTGTGATTTCAAGAAACCTGTCAGCCGACAACATAGGTCTAAGTCTACGTATGAGTTTATCAATGCGCCATGCCAGGGGGTCAGCTTGTCTACGTTCTTTCCCTTTTTTGTAAGCAGGTGACATCCTAGTCAACGTAGTCGAAATTAAGTCAGCCGCCTGTGTAACACTGTAATCACTAGTGTTATTATGTATATTATTTATAGTTTCACTGTATGCACTGTTAACACTGTAATCACTGTTAGTACTAACACTGTAATCACTAGTGTTATCTCGGCCTAGCGGCCTCGCGTTAGCGTATCGTCTTATCGGCATTTGTCAACCCCCTAATTTGTAAGTCTACGTAGTGCTATCACTATCGCCTTCTGGAAAATAAAACAGACAGAAAGCATCGCAGTTTTGACAGCTAAAATTAGAAACCATGTTGTAGCTATCGTCTTGGTCTACGTCATGGTCGCCACCTTGAACCATATCATCACCACAATGTAAGCACTTCATTCTTTTTCCTCATCTATTACGAAACCTAGACCTTCACACTCCAGACACGTTACTACAATCTCAATAAGTGAGCCACCGCTTACGAAGTCTACGGTAGCTTTTTCGCCTAGCACCTGACCGCTTGCATAGCAGTCAGGGCATTTCTTTGCAGGTTCTAAAAACCTTTGTCCGTCTGGGCTGTAGAATACAAAGTTTGCTTCATTGCCTTTTACTTCTAAACCACCGTATCTCATTTAGAATACTCCGTGCCAACATATTTGAGAAACGAATTAAAATCTTGCATGTGATCTTTTATATCAAACCAAACTTCTTTTCTTTTAACAGGAGTTTTACCACTTACGTTTGAGTCAACCACTTGAACAACTTCATCAGGATCAAAACCTAAAGCCTCTAAAATTGCAACGATAGCTTTATCCTCTTTTATTTGTTGCTTAGACTGTTTCATGCTGATGTCCACCTAATGCAAGACTTACCCCATTTTGTTTTACCTCGCTCCCCTGAGTCAATAACTTTGTTTTCGTTCTGTAACTCAGACAAGCGTGGCTGCACAGTGCCGTATGGTATTTGCAATACGTCACTAATCTCCTCAGTTGTTAGCTTGTTAGGAACCTTCTGCAATAGCTGCAACACTCTATCCTTTGCGCTAAGTTTCCCAGGATAATTACTGTACGCTGCCTTTTTACTTGTGTCAGTCTTTTGATACCCAATTCCGTCTTTGTTGTATGGCATGTTATTTCTCCTTCCAGCCAATCCATTCTAAGAATGCTTCATAAGTTTCTAACGGTAGCACAACCAACGTGCGCTCCCTGTCTTTACGGATAAACAACATATCGCTGTTATCCTGATCAAGAGCATCATATAAATCTTGCCATGCTCTTGCTCTCCGCTTGCACTCAGCAAGCAAAGCCTGTTGTGGGCCGATCTTTAAATCACCCGAATAATTACCTTTGACAGCTCCTGACAACGGAATACGCTCTGCCTCTACGTTTCTGTCTTTGTGCCAGTTTACTACCTCGCGCTCAAAGTTAGCGCCCTTATCTCTACTCGCCTTGCCACCCATGCATCACCTATAAAAGTCATTGGGTGTTACTGCACCCATAGTAATTTCTTGTATAGTATTCATGTACTTAGCTGATGGTATCTTAAAATCTTTATGATCTTTATCTAAGCACCAACGCCTCACAACTGTCGCATGAGGTGCGCCAAACTTAGTTGCAAGTTGTGTCAAAGTCAGCTTCTTTTCCGTTCGCCATTCTTCTAATTTCATATTTTTCTCCTTGACAAGTTTTGTCAAATACTTACAGTAGTAACACGATATGTCAAGAGGTCAAAATGGGAATAAGAAATAAAGAGTGGGCCGAGAGGTTCAATTACAAGTGGCACTCCAACCCTTCAACGCCCGATGCCTGGGCATTTTTTAACAAAGCAATTATACGTCCGATGCAACAAAAAGCATGGCAGATTATTGTTGGTGATGTTGATGGTGATGAGACTTGGGCAAGACAGGTACTCAAGGACACAGGCCACTATAAAGATACACAAGGGCTTACACAGTATAACGACAACCCTGCAATGGTTAGCGGTAGAGCTGTGCAAGTTTACACTGATATGCTGTTGGTCGATGATGCATCACCCAACGAAGCATACGGTGAAGCAATCAATGTATTGCAAGGGTTTCAAGGTGGACACTGGCGAGACAAAGATAGAGACACTGCGATTATAAACAACAGAGAGCGTATATACTTCGATGCAGAGGGCAAGCGAAGCAAAGAGCCAATACAATCTGAGTTTGCTTTGGTCTGTGAAAACGCAGCCAGTGGTATACGAGAAGCAGCCGTAGGTGCTAACAGAATTATAGGCGAGATAGATTTGTTTGGTAGTATCCCACACTGCGAGCTGCCATACTTTGGTAAGCCAGATTATAACGAAGGTAGAATAGAGCTTAAGACGCAATGGGATACGTCAGCAGACACGGATAAACCAAGGGCTAACTCTTTACCTAAAGCTATCAAAGCACCACACATGACGCAGCTTGCAGGGTACTGGCACTTGTCTGGACTGATACCTAAGATAGTCTACGCAAACAGACTGGGGTACGTGGTGCTTGAGCCTACGGAGGATGAGCTGCGGTACGCATTACATGAAATATCAATGGCGTGTAGACGTAGAGAAAAGCTTATGAAAATAGCTGATGATGCTGTAGATTTACTTAACTTAACTGATCCACATTTTGCAGACGGATTTGTGTGGCGTGACCTGTCACCTAGTATCCTGATGCAAGCTAAAGAATTATTTGGGAGAACATAATGACAGATGTATTTAAAAAATTAGTCGGCATAAATGTTGGCGATAAGATAGAAAAAAAGGGCAGGTTCTCTTACCTATCTTGGTCATGGGCATGGCAAGAAGTTAAGAATAAATACCCCGATGCTACGTTTGTAGTGCATGATGATGTCCTGTATCCAGACGGAACAAGAGAGGTACGTGTCAGTGTAACCATTGAAGGGCTTACACATATGATGTGGTTGCCTGTTATGAATAACACAAACAATGCTATATCTAATCCAAATGCTAGGGATGTTAGCGATGCTAGGATGCGCTGCTTGGTAAAGGCTATAGCGTTACATGGGCTTGGCTTATACATTTACGCAGGTGAGGATATACCACAGGCTTCTGCACCACAAAAACCTGCACCGAAACCACAGCAAAAAGAAACAAAAGCATTGCCCGATAAACAAAAGGCAATCGAATGGTGCAAGGGTTTGATTGCTAAATACGATGCAGCACCCACGCTCAAAGCATTGCATGATATAGACAGGAATACACCTGACGAACACTTAAATGCTCTAAAGATGGAGTATCCGAAATTACACGCAAGATTAATTCAAAGGTTTACAGAAAAGGAGAACTCATATGAGCAATAAACCTACACTTGGCGTTAAAAGCCTAACAATAGATGGCTTTATGTCTAACAATCAGCCAGTAGAGCTAAGAGCGTCAGCTTGGCTAAACGTGCCAAAGGATCAAAAGTTTGATCAACAGGCAAACGCTATGCTTGAGCAGGTAAAGTCAATGATGATTGATAACAAGATCTCAGTCTACGTAAACTTGCAGCACAGAACAGGAGAAGACCCCAAGATGTGGCCTACTGTTTCTAAGTTTCCGCTGTTTCCAAACACGCCGCAGCAACAGGCAGCGCAGCCAGTAACGCAACAACCGCAGGTAAACAATGACATTACCATTGAAGATGATGAGATACCGTTTTAGGAGAAAACAATGTCACCCTGGTTAGAATTAAAAAGAAAACACACCGAGGAAGTCAAAACTCTTTTAATGACATACAATCATTTAACAATAACAGAGGCAGCAAGAGCAATCGGTATAGGTAGTAATACGTTAAGAACATGGTCATTTAGGCTAGGTGTGCCATTTGCAAAACGGTATGGCGACACCACAGCAATAGAAACTGATCAAACTAAAATTCAAAATCAGTTTATATCTTTAGCAAAAATACCTTGGTAATATCGTGGGGTAGCCAGTAGCAAACTGGAAAATTTTGGGAAACAATCTCGGCTAAAGGCTACCCCGAACTACAGAATAACATAAACAACGAGGCATACAATGGAGTTTTTCACACTACTTACTATTGTTTATTTAATGGGCGGTCAGACTTTAGAAACAAAAATATTGTTTGCCAGCGAAGATGATTGCTGGCAAGTGTTGTTAGATACAGATACAATCTATGATCAGATAAATGGACAAGCTGGTTTCTGTGAAGTTTCGCATATACCTTCACACATAGTTAAACCTAAACTACGGCCTCAGTAATTACTTACCGTAACCACCGTTCATCATTGATTTCTTTTTCTTAGGCTTTTTCATGTCCTATGTTCTCCTTGTGTTAGATGGTGACCACTTGGTACGATTTGCCCAATAAGCTCCAGACTTGGGGCCACGAGCTATATTGCTTCTATGCCTATCTTTAAAAGCTTCACGCTGCTCTGGTGTTTGATTTGTTTTAACACCTTCTTGCCCAAACTTAATATGCTTGTACTTAGTTGCTCCACCCTCTTTGTAACGAGCAAGAACATGGTGGCTTTTATCAGTGCTATCGTTTAGTCTTTGCGGTTTGTTTACAGCGCTCAATCCATAACGGTTGAGCATAGATTTTACGTCTGGGCCTTTAGACATACTCTACCTACTCATCATGGACTTAGGTTTTTTCTTTGCAGTTTTGGCTGCGTCTTTAAAGTTCTGTGCAGTAGGCGCACCAGCTTCACCTGGGCTTCTCATCTTTTCATTAGATCCCCTAGCAATTCTGGCTTTCTTTAACCTGATATTTTCATAGAGGCCGTGTTTTTTACCATGTGGCATAACTATCTCCTAATCTGTTAACTCACAATGCAGCTTTAACTAAGCCACTCATAAATCTTTTTAGTTTGTTCTTCACGATCTTTCAAACCATGCGTACCACCATTAACACGCTTGGTTACAGCCTTGATTGTATCATCATCAACGCCTTTGTCACATATGGTAAACAGTTTGTTAGACCTAAAAAACCACAATGCCGACTCGAAAGCATACTCAGTTTCAACAAAAACTGGATGCTTCATTACTTCTGGTAAACGCATATCACTGCTAAAAGATCTGTAGTTAGAACGTCCAGTTAGTTGAATAAAACCTTTTCCAGAAAATTTATAGCCATCGCCAGATGCCTCGTCACCGTTACCCATGCGATTTGAATACACGTTGTTTGCAAGTGCTTCTGGGTTTTTTGCGTAAGGCATTGCGTCCTCTACAGATTTAAATCGGCTAGGCCATACAGCCATTAGTCTTTCTGGAGTGCTGTAGTATAAACCTTCCTTGGTGCGTTTAAAGCCACCGCTCTCGTGGTGGGCTTGTCCCAAAAGATGTGCCGCACGTTTATCAGATAGCTCGTAATGTTCTGCTATAGCTCTAGCAGTGTTAGGGCCAAACGATCCATCGTCTTTTACGCCACACTTAGCTTGTAATATTTTTAATGCATCACTCATTATTTTTTCCTCACAAACTGTTTGTAGCCTTTCACACCGAAAGAAGCTGAAATTGCAATACCTAAACTGTAAAAATACCAGTCAGGCGCTTTGTGAAGTTGCTCAAAGCCTCTATCTACAATGCCCTCTGCGCCTGGCACAAAGGCTAAAATTAATGGAATACTTAAAACAATTACAAAAAATTCGTCTTTCCAAGATGAGCCACTATTCTCTGCCATAATGCGCTCCCAGTCAGCAACGCTTGTTTTTTCTGACAACAGTATCTTTGCTTTAGCTTCTGCTTCAGTTAACTTTAGTTTAGCTTCTGCTGCTTGCTTGGTTGTTTTTGCATCTAGCCAACTACCAGCAAGGTTAGCTATTGGCGTTAAAAACTGTATCACTTCTTACCCCCTAATGCATTGAACCCAAAGAACGCACCAACAACCGCTGACAAAGATCCGTACATCATCATCAGTACAGCATCAGCAGATGCCATGCGCTCTGGCTGTACGATAACTGCAATGGTAGTGATGCACATG